ATGTTGGCGCCGGAGATGAAATAAACGTCGTCGATCTTGGACTCGTCACAGTCATAGCCCATGTCCGAGGTCAGGTAATCCCGCACACAGAGGGCGGCGTTGTCACTCCAGACGGTGAGCGTCGTCCGGGGATCGTAAATCTTCTTGCCCCGGACCACGGCGGCGACGTTGGGGGCGTCGAAGGGGAAGGCGTCGGGGTTCCACTCCAGGCGGCAGTAGATGTAGGCGATGCCCTGAAGGCGGTGGTCGCTGGTCCAGTTCGGCAGCTCGTTCACCAAAAACGGATCGGCGACCTGGCTGGTCGTCCCGACGTGGGTCTTGATACGGACGTAACTGCGCAGGGTCGTGGTCGTGATCGTCGTGCTTTTGACGGAGATGCCCGCCGAGGAGGGGCTGGTGTCGGGGCCGTCGCTCGGGTAGGTGAAAGTCGTCGAAGAGGTGACGGTGATCGTCTGGGTGCCGTTGAGGGCGGCGATGTTCACCTCGTTGATCTCGACGCGGTCACCGGTCGAAAAGCCATGGGCCGACGAGGTGGTGACGGTGACCGTGCCGTTGACCCGCCGGATCAGACGGTTCGTCGTCGTGACACTCGTGCTGGTCGAGGTGGTGTCGGAGCGGCCGTAGGGGGCGTTGGTGGCAAAGCCGTTGGCGTCGAGCGTCAGGGCCACGTCGTTCAGATAAATCGTCTCGAAGGCATCCACCTCATGCCCGGCGACGGGAATGACCATGTGCAGGAAGGTGTTCTTGCCGGTGATGACGTTGCCCGAGGAATCGGGGCCGGTGTCGCCGGTCTCGGCGTAAAAGGGGCCGGAGACCTTCGCCCGTCCGTAGACGATCTTGTGCGACTCCACCGAGGAGCGGAGCATCAGGTCGCGTCCGGCATCGGCGAGGGAGGAGGACTTGGGTTTCTTGGAGACGGCCCGGCCGCCGATCTGGTTGATGGCCGTGGAGACGACAAACCCGGCGATGGAGCCGAGGATGCCGCCGATGGCCGTGCTGGCGGCCGCGCCCGCGACGGCGGCGATGAGGGGGATGGCCGGAGGCATCAGACCCTCCAGGCTTTGGAGCAGGCCAGCGTGTCGACCAAGGTATGGCCCTTGAGCGACAGAAAATGGCTTTTGACCCCGTTGCCGATGCCGAGACAGCCGTCCACAGGATGCAACACGAGGTCGCCGCGTTTGGCCAGCCTCACGGGGATGACCGGAAGGGCCGCGTCGGCGATGTCAGCGACGGATTGAAAGCCCCGTTTGCGCATCAGCGTCGCCGCCCCGCGTTCGGTCTTGTATTTCCCCGTCCAGTGGAAGAGAAAATCCTCGCCGGTGCAACTCCGCACCCACGTGGCGGCCCACAGGGCGCAGTCGGTCTTGCCCCATTCAAAGGTCAGGTCTTTCGAGGCGTTCAAATACGAGGCCAGCCGCCCCTCCCAGCCTTCGATCCTCACCCCCGCCCCCAGTTGAGCTGTTTCTCGGCCATCTGCTCCATGTATTCAAGACCCTTGTCACCGGGGTATCTCAATTGCTGGTCGGCGTTGTTGAAGCGACGGACGTTGGGCGTGTCCCAGCGGGCCTCCTCGTTTTCCACCCGCAGGGTGATGGTGGCGTTCTGGTCGCGGGTGATCGTGGAGTTGTCAATCAGCCCGCCATAGAGGTATTCGGGCGTGTCCACCAGTTGAAAGGTGACGAGATTGAGAAAGCCGATGTAGACCGTGGCTTCACGCCCCTGGTAATACTCGCCCAGCAGAATGGAGATCAGGGCCTCGTCGATGCCGGAGAGGGTGAGGTCCACGGGGTTGCGTCCAAGTTCGGTGTCCTCGCGGACCAGGCCGATCTCCCCGAACTGCCCCATGCCCAGATAGGTGTCGCCGCCCCAGGTGATGTCCCCCGTGCGCGAATGCACGAGAATGTCGCCGGAGTCGAGTTCCAGCTTGACGAAGATGACCGGGCAGACGCAATCGGCCTCCATTGCGGCGAGGTTGTCAACAGAGACGCCCCGACTCATGAATACACCTCAATGGCCGAGAAGGTGATCTCGTTGTAAATCCCGTTGGCGTCGGTTTCCCACACCGCCTGGCTGTCGTCGGTGAGGACCATCAGGCAGGTTGGGTTGGCGACGATCACGGCGCTGTTGTCGGCGGGCGAGGAACGCAGGGCGGGCTTGAAGGACACGGTCACCTCGCCCGAGCCGTTGGAATTGGCGTCGGCGGTCGCCATCTTCAACTCGCCGTTGACGGAGAAGTAATCCCCGGTCTTGATCCAGCCGGTGACATTGCTCGTGCAGCCGTCGATCACGAGCGTGCTGCCATTCTGGTTGGCCCCCTTCACCAGCGGCGATCCGGTCAGCACGCCCCGCCCGGTTCTGGCGTCGGGGTCGTAGCCGTAAAAGGTGTTGGCCTGCCCCTCCAGGAGAAGGAAGAAGGCCTGCCAGTCGGCGGCCGCCGCCCGGTTCATCTTGGGCAGGGTGACGGTGAGCATCCAGCACGCCGGGCCGAAGATCGCCCGCTGGGCCGACCCCTTCGACTGCGGCGGCCGGAACACGGCCGTGTCGGTCTCCAGGCCGAAGCGGGAGGAGCGGAAGTTGTTGGAGGGCATGGAAATGGTCATGAGCGGCGGTTCACGCTGCGCGACTCGCTGCCGCCCCGTTCGATGGCCTCGAACACGGCCTGTTTAGACTGGGACACCATGACCGGCATGAGGGTGGCGAGTTCCTGCCGGGTCACGCCGGACTGGAAGACGTTGGTGATGTTCACCGTGGGCGACGAACCGCCGAGGGCGTTGTTGGGGATGATGGTTCCGGCGGTTTTGGGGACGAAGATTTCCGGGCCGCGTTCGCCGACGATGGACGGGACGCCCACGGGCGGCGAGCCGCCGTCCGCGAAGCCAAGCATGGAGCCGATGCTGGAAAAGACACCGCCTCCCCCCGAACCGAACGCCTTGGAGAACAGGTCGGAGGCGCCGGAGGACAACGGATCGATGATGTTCTTGCGGGCGATGTCCTTGGCGATCCCCTCCAGCACGGACGAGGCCCCGGCCCCGAAGTTCTTGAAGTCGAACATGGCCGATTCCAAGGCGTCGCCGAAGCTGTCCTTGATGATCTTGGCCGAGATGACCCCGGCGTCCCCGACTTCCTTCATCGAGTCCTTCAGGTCGTAATTGGACAGGGCGAGGTCGCGCACCTGGGTGATCTGGTCCTCGGTGAGCAGCGTCCCCTGTTTCATCGCGATGTTCTGGGCCTCCAGCACGGCCTGCTGCCCGGCCCGGTCGCGTTCGTTCATCCCGAGCAGGTCGTGTTCGGTGCGGAGTTTGTCGAGATAATCGTCCAGCGAATGGCTGATGGTGTCGTAATCCTGGGCCTCCTGCGGCTTCGAGCCGCCGCCCGTCCCCGAGCCGGGAGCCGCGGGAGGGACCAGATTGCCATTGGCGTCAAAGGTGTAACCCGACACACGGGTCGCCTGCGCGACGGTCGCGGGACGGTCGGCGCTGACTCCCGACGGCAGCGGCGGCATGGGCTGGCCGGTCTTCTCGGCATTCTTCCGCCAGAACTCGTACTGGGCGATCTCCTCGTCGCGGGTCATGGGCTTCGGAGGAGCCGGAAGCAGGCTGGCCAGCGCTCCGGCGACGGTGTTTTTCAGGTAATTGATGTATTTGTTCCAGCGATCCTGCATGGCGTCGATGGCGGCGATCTGGTCGTTGTTGAGCGTGCCCGCCGCCTTGCCCATCTCCTCCAGTTTGGCCCGGCCCTGGGAGATGATGGGAATGAGGTTGGTGATGCCCCGGCCAAACACGGCCCGCGCCGCCTCGGTCCGCTCAAACTGGGTGGGGAGTTTGGAGATGCCGTCGGCGATGGCCAGGAATTGCTGCTCGGGCGAAAGGCTTCGCAGCGCCTGGAACGAGGTGCCGAGCTGGTTCAGCGTCCGCTCGGCTTCCTCGCTGCCCTTGGCGGCCTCCCCGATAAAGCTGTTCATCAGGACGATGGATTGCGCCAGTTGCTCGATGCTTCCCCCGGCGTTCTCGGACTCGGTCTTGAGGCCGCTGAGGAATCCGGCGCTGACGCCGCTCTTGTCGGCAAGGTCCTGCATCGCTCCCACGGCCCTGACCGCGTCCAGGGCGAATTTGCCCAGGGCGGCGGCCGAGAGCGCCCCGACAAACCTTCCGATCAGGGGGATCGAATTCAACAGGCTGGTGTTGTAGTCATCCAGCAACCGCTTGAGCTCGCGCTGGTGGGTCGTCTGGTCGATGACCCCCGCCGCCATGAGCTGGTGGGCCTTGACCGTCCCGACCGCCAGCTTCTCATAGGCGCTGAGGTTGGCGAGGGTCAGCTTTTGACCCTCGGCCTGGAGGTTGTTGATCTCTTTCTGGGCGTCGCCGACACTGGACTGAATCTTCTTCGCCGACGCCGAGGCGATGTCCGGCAGCCGCCGCATGTCCTTCTCATAGCCCGTCGTCTCGGCCCGGACGACGACCAGGATTTCATCAAGTTCGGACATGGGTTATTTCCTTGCGGCGTTTTCCCGCTCGCGAATGCGGCGGTGCAGTTCCTCCCGTTCGGCCCGGCTTGGCACGGGCAGCTTCCGGGGGTTTTTTTTGACCCCCTTGCTCAGCGCCCAGCCCTCGTGGGCCTCGGCGACTTCCCAGACGGTGCTTTTCCAGAACTGGTCCGGGCTCCAGCGGAGGACGCCGAGGCAGAACCGCTGGTGGTCTTTCCACGGGAAACCGGCCGGGCCAGTCTCCCGAGCATCTCCCCCACCTCGTTCGCGCGGGCCTCCCGTCCGGCGGGAGGGGCGAGGCAAACGGTCAAAAAGGCGTACAAGTTGAGCCGGAGGGTGTCATAAGCCTCGCCCGAGAGGCCGATGTCGTTCCAGAGAATCGCCCCGGCCTCCTTCGCGCCCAGCGGATGGCCGCAGGCGGTCAGGACGGCGGAGAGCAACCGGGCCAGCGGGACCGAGGCGAGGCCGTTGACAAGGGAGACGACAACCTGGCCGAGCGGCTCTTTCATCGCCCATTCGACGGCCTCGATCACCTCAAAGGTGCCGAGCAGTTCGTATTCCCGGTCCGCGAGTTTCAGGGTGTGCCGGGGGCGGGCGGGGTCAAACGTCATGCGGGCCTCGCCAGGGACACGGCGGCGACGGTCAGGCCGGTGGTCACGTCGATGGTGAGCACGACCTGGCCGGAGTTGTTGTTGAAGCGGTTGGGAGGCATCAGGCCGACGACGCACTCGCCCCCGTTTGTGCCCGAGCCGGGGATGGTGATGGTTTCGGTGGTGTCGGCCGAGCTGATCGTCCCGAAGCCGGGCACGGTCGTGGCAACACCCGTGAGCGTCAGGGTGCGGGCCGAGGCGTTGCCGTTCTTGAACAGCAGGATGGTGTTGCCGTCGTTGGCCACGGTGTCGAGCGAGGTGACCGAGCCGTAAGTGTGGTTGAGGGCGGTGAACGCGGCGAGTGATTGAACGGAAATGGCGGCCATGTGGACTCCTTACGCGGCGGTGAAGGTCCAGCTTCCGCTGGACATGATGGTCATCGAAAACTCCTGGGCGCCGTTGTATTCCCCGGTGATCTCCAGCGAGGAGACCGCGAAGTTGCATTCGAGCGTGTCACCGTCGGCCCACTGGATCGCAAAGGCGTTGATGCTGTTGGCAAAGGCGTAACCCTGAACAGTTTCAAAGCCCGTGTCGCTGGTCATGATCCCGCCGAAGGTGATCTCGACGGACTTGGTCCCGGCGGCGGCGAGCAGGGTGCGGTAGCCCCCGGAGGATTTGTTGGTGATGTCCACCTGTTCGTTGTTGAGCTTGAACGAGTGGGTCTTGCAGTCGGCGATGGCCGTGCCGCCGGACCAGGTTCCGGTCTTGAGTAGAAAGGCTGAGCCTGCGTAATTGGTCATGTGGATGTCCCTCCGTGGTTAAGAATGAATCAGGGCGCGGTATCGGGCCACGCCGTGGTAGTAATGGTCGTTCTCCCCCTCGATCCCGGTCTCCTGGAACGTCTCCTGAAACTCCCGTCTCAGCAGCACGAGTGTGAACGCGGTGACGGTGACGCTTGCTTGTTGGTTGTGCAGGGCGTCATGGATCAACGAGAGCAGGTTCTTGACCGACTTGCGTCCGGCCGATTGATAATCCCAGCAATGGAGGGTGAGGGTGAACTCCCAGCCGTCGTGGCTCTTGGTGTCCCAGTCAAGCGTCGTGTCGTCGCCGATCACCACGTAGGGGGCGTCGATGTCCTGCGGAACGTGGTCGTAAATCTTGGCGGCTCCCAAGGCGGATACGAGTGGCGAGTATCCCGTGAGCCGGGCGAAAATCCCGGCTTGCAGGGCGTTGTCGGGGCTGCTCATCTGGCGACACTGTTGATCGCCGCCTGAACGGCCTGTTTGAGACGGTCGGCGATGAATTGCTTCGAGCGTTCAAAGGCCGGGAACATGAACGGTCTCGCCGCCATTTTTCGCGTTCCAAATTCCAGGCTTCTGGCGTAATTGACCATTCCCCCGCCCGCCCGGATGACGGCGGTGAGGCCGCGGTCGACGACCGTGCCATTGATCGAGTTGATCAGCCGCCCCGTGTCCGAGGCCGGCGATTCTCCCGGAGCCGACGCTCGATGATAGCCCGAACGAAATCCGCCCTGCCTGACGGCGCCTCCGTCCTTGAAATCCACCGCCGATCCGATCATCTTGCCGGATGACCGGCGGTTGTAAATCCGGCCGGTCTTGCTCCCTTGAGCGATGGATTGCTTCGCCTCCGCCTCGACTTTTTTGGCCGAGGCATACATGCCTTTGGCCAGTTCCAGCGAAAGCGCCAGGACAAGTTCCTTCGATTTCCGGTCGATGCGATCGATGCCTTCGACGTTGACGGAGAACTCCATCACCGTTCCCGGATCAGCAACTTGAGAGTCTGTTGATTGATGCGAGCCTCCGTGGTGGTGATTTGATTGACGATGGAATAATCGGTCCCCGGCGTCCCCCCGGTCAGCCAGATGGTCGCCGAGGTGGCGGTGCTGGTCGCAACTCCGTATTGGGTGATCCCGGCCGGGACGATCCAGACGGACACGGCAATGGTCTCGTCGTCGAGCCAGTCCGACCAGTCGATCTGATAGTCCAGCCGCGCCGAGGGGTCCTTGATGAATGACTCGGTCACGCGGCGACCCGGATGATCCGTTGTTCCGCCGCCGGGGCGAGGATTCGGCGTTCGGCGGGAACGTCGATGATGCGGCGTTCGGAGGTGATGGTGACGACTCGGACCTCACCGCAGACGACGGTCAGGCGGGACTCGGTCGTGACGGTGATGATTCGTGATTCGGGGGCCACGAGGACGACGTTCGCGCCCGTGGGGATGAGCGCCTCGCCAACGGCGGTGTCCGCATCCTCAGAGAACGCGGCCATGCCGGTGACATCGAAGGCGGCCGATCCGCTGGCGTCGGCATTGTCATTCGATTCGGTCGCCGTGACGGCGGCGATGATTTCCAGTGTTCCCGTGCCAGTTCCGGCGTCGGCGGCTTCCGTGACTGCCAAAGAACCGCCGACCGCCCCCGAATCGGACCCAATGGCCGTGTCTTCGGCTTCGGCGAGCATGGCCATTCCCACAAAGGCCAGACTCGCCGTGGCAGTGATGCTGTCATCGGTTTCCGTGGCCGGCGCCGCTCCCGTGATGTTCTCGCTGGCCGTGGCGGCGGTGGTGTCGGGCGCTTCGGCCTGGCTGCTTGTTCCCGTGACCGTTTCCTGACCGGAAGACACGGTGGCATCGGGGTTTTCTGTGATGTCAGCCGTGCCCATGAGGTTCAGGGTGGCGGTGGCTGAGGCGGAATCCTCGCCTTCTGTCGCCGC